CCCTGGCTCAATTAAAGGCCAGGACGCATGTATGTGTCTTGCTGATGAAGCAGACGATCTTACTGATGGCCAAAATGGCGCTGAACTTACGTTAAACGCTATAAAAGCCTTGAATGAACGTGCAAGGCAGAAAATAATAGGCTTTCGTGCCCCTGCAATACTGATTGCTACAACCAGTCAAGGGCAAAAGGGGCTTTACCAGCTTTACTGTTCTTTCCTTAAGTCTGGCCAAGGTTTTGTCGTTGTTAGGGGGAGAACAGCAGATAATAAACATAATGATCCTACATACGTAAAATCACTGTATAAAACCTATACAAAAGATGAGGCAGATGTATATCTTGAGGGTAAGTTTGTAGCACTTAGAAGTGGTAGGGTATGTGGTGACTTTGACTGGGATAAGAATTTTATAAATATAAAAATGGATAGAACTGTATCACCAGGTGAACATATTATATGGTCACAGGACTTTAACAACGGATACCACAGGGGATGTGCTGTAGTAGAAAGGAATGGTGTAGTATTCGTTATAAAGGAATATGAATTTCCTGATATTAGAGTAGCACCGTATGTAGTAAGGGAAGACTTCCCGGAGAACAAGATAACATGGGTTCCCGATGCTACTGCAAAAGATACAATAATGAGTTTCAGGAAGGAGCTGAAAAAATATAACATAAGATGGGCAATAAGATCAAAGAATCCGTCAGTTGAAGACACACTTTTTCTTGTTAACAAGCTATTGTATACAAGAAGACTTATAATAACAGCGATGGCAAAAGAAACAGCGGAAGATATGGCTCGTGCTTTGCGTGGTAAAAATAATGAGGTTCCAAAAGGAGTAGGACCGCTTTCCCCTATTCACCGTATTGATGGTATTCGTATGGCTGCTTTTTACCTTGCAATGACACGCAGGTCATTACGTGATATAAGAATGGTAACGCTTGATAGGCACATGAAGCTCGCAGCTTCTAAGGAATTAGACGAAGAAAATGAAAAGAACGCAATGATAGAAGAGCTTCCAGGCGGATATACAGAAGTATCAGCAAGCGCATTATAATTGAGTTTATTCTGTTATACTGCTATAATTCTGCTGTAATAGCACTTAATTGGATATGGTGGAGGAAATTATGGATATTTACGATAAAGTCCAGAAAATAATAAGTAAATCTGATGTTTCTGTAGTAAGGACTACTGACGGAAATAGAGTTATTAAGCATAAGAAATTTAAACCGCTTAAACTTGATACGCATAATGATATAAATATAGCAATAGAAAATGACCAGAAAAAAGCTGCTCAAAGGATATACGGTAAAGGAAACATACGTGAGCTTAAAGATGTCATAGAAGAAGCAAGAAATATGCAGCCGGTTGTACTTAACTGTGATGCTGGCGATATAAAAACTCGTGTTATGGATATGTTTAGACAAGTAACACCATCGGGTTCGTTCAGTAGTGGTGGTATATCAAATTACACTAATCAATCAGGTGTTCCGGGCCAAGATCCAGCAATGGATGTAAATATAGGCATGAATGTATGGATATCACCGCACGAAGCTGCAGCGATTTATAGTCAAAAGGGTATCCCAGAGGTAATAATAAGGAAAAAAAGTCAGTCTGTATTGCTTAACTCAATGAGAATAGAGAATCCAAAAATAGACCCTAAAAAAATGGATGTAGTAAACATGGAGACTATTCGCACTGGTTTAGATACTAAAATTGCAGATATAGTACGTGATAGCCTTGTTTACGGTGGTTCTCTTATTTTCCCTATCTTTAAGTTCGATAATCCGGCGACAACTGGGCTTCCAATCAATGTTTTAGCAAGAGCTGGCCTCCTTAAGAAAGGATGCATTAGCCATTTTGCTTCTCTTGATAGGCATAATGTTGTTCATACTCCTTCTTATAATCCTGCGTCGAAAGACTTTATGAATCCATCATGGTTTTTTATTCCTTTTCTTGGCTCTGATGTCCATTCCAGTAGGTGTTCCCGTGTAGTAACGGCTCCGCAGCCAGGCTACTGGGGGCAGATGGTTACGTATGGATGGGGATTAAGTGATATTGTTGGATGGATAGAATCCGTGTATAAATACTATTCTGTTATGCAGACATTACCAGCAATGATTAACCAGATGAATGTGCTTGCCAGGACTATAAATGTTGATGGTATTCTTGCAACGGAAGGTGCTGCTATTCTCGATGAAATAGAGCGTGAAAATACTGTCAGAGTAAGGCAAATGTCATCTAATAATCCTATAACGCTGGATGTTATAGGTGATATAAAAGCTATACAGCGTGATTTCAAGCAGGTTCCAGAGCTTGTACGGCTTATGAGACAGGATGTAGGTGCTAAAGCTGTTCTGCCAGAAGAACTTATATGGTCATCGGAAAGAGGTGCTTTTGCAAGCGACGCAACTGATTCTGCATACGAAAAACAATCCGAAGGAACAAGATATATACACCTTGATGTTGCACGGCAGCTTAAAAATATAGCCGAGCTTGCTGTAATTGATGCGCTCGGCATTGACGAAGAGATATACGCTGCCCTTCCTTATACAAGAATAGTATTCGATAACCCACGAGTAACAAACGCTAAGGATAAGGCTGAAATTGCAGCAAATATAACAAAGGGATATTTTGACTTGGTTGCTGCAGGAACACCGAAGAGCATGGCAATGAAGATATCACAGGATTTTGCTGACGATGAATTCCACGTATCAAATGATTTACTTGCTGCACTTGATGAAAGACAGGCTATAGATGACGCAAGAGAAGAAGAGAAGCATAATAAGGAAATGGAGTTGTTGGATGCTCAGGTAGAAAGCACTAGAAACAGCGGAAAAGAAGCAGTATCGCTAAACAGTGGAACTAAAAATACAGGTAATTCTTCCGATGATGACAAGAAAGGCCATTCTTATGAGGATCCTCTTGAGCAACGAAAGCATGAGAAAATAAAATCTGGTTCGTCAAGAAAATTACAGCGGTTGCAAAAGGCTAAAAATAAAAAACCGACGTTGCGGTAATAGTGTTGACTTAGACTATGTATGGGTGTAGAGTTTAAGCACAATAGGTACACAATACATTTTTAGGAGGTTTTAATGGACAAAAACACGGTTACCAAGATCGGTGGTACTGCAGCAATAGTTATAGGTGCTGCAGCGTTATTTATTTCCGGTGCAGGTGAAGCACAGGTTACAGCTATAGTAGGTGCTGTAGCTGTACTTGTTGGTGTTGTTACCGCCTTGTTCAAGAAATAAAGACTGCTGATCGCCAGTACAATACGTATGATAGGCCAGGATACCAGAATACCTGGCCTATTTTTATTTTATATTGTATTGTATTGACTATTGTATTGACTATTGTTAAAAATATACTATATGGTATAGTATATATGCTATAGTGTATATACTATATACTATATGGTATAGTATATATGCTATAGTGTATATACTATATACTATATGGTATAGTATATATAGTAATAAGAGGTACTTATGGGCGCTAACGGTCATCCTGCTATAATGGTAAAAGATATGATTCTTGCTAGAAGTGGTGTATATGAGTATACCTACGATGATATGATTCGCAGGGGTGCAAAATTAAAGACTGTTAAACCTATTTATAAAGAGTATCGTCCTGCAGATGTTATTGTAAGAAATAAAGACAAGTTTGCTTTTAGTGTTATAACAAAAGAACATACTGAAAAAGAGACCGATGAAAATAATTTTCCGTTACAAGCAAGTGGTGTTGTAGGCGAGCATATTGACGTTATATCTCTCGATAACGGCGAAATAGCACTTAAAGGAAAGGGTGCTTTTTACACGAAGGACGCTTTTGATTACTATAAGAATGGTAAGCGTGAGACAAGTGCTGATTATAGGTCTATTGTTGTTCCGTCTGATAAACCAGAGTATGATTTTATACTTAAGGATATACTTTCAGTAAACGGTATAGCAATTACTGAAAAAGGACGTGGTGGTAGTCAGGTACGTGTACTTGATTCACTAAAAAAAGATACGTATGGAGGTTCCAACGTGAAGAAACACGGTGTGCTAAAGGTATTCGGTATTGGTAAGCCGAAAGATGACAAATTTAAGCTTTCAGGCGTACTTATGGATAATATAAGGACGTTTGATTCGCTTGAAAAGTCAAAGCAGGATACTGCTATAAAAGAAGTCATGGAGCATGTAAGAACTCTTGATGACAGTGAAGATAAGGAATTGCTTGTATCTGCCATAACAGATGCGTTTTCCTACCCGAAGGAAACTCTTGAGAAAGAGAAAGAAGTTTCTTCCATTGTTGATAAGCTGTACACAAGATGTACTGATGCAGAAATATCGGCAATTAAGAAAAAACTCGGCGATGCTGTTGATGCTGCAGATGGTGGCGATGCAGATGGTGGCGATGCAGATGGTGGCGATGCAGATGGTGGCGATGCAGATGGTGGCGATGCAGATAATGCACGTACAAAGGATTCTGTTGATATTTCTGGACAAGTGCAAAAAGCACTTGATGGAAGTATTGATTCTATCGCACAGCGTGTTGTTGACAGCATGAAAGATGTTGTAAAAACTCAGGTAGATGAAGCAGTGAAAAAAGCACTGGGTGTCAATGACGATACCGTCGATAGTCGTGCTGTTGATTCGGTTTTGGGTGACCTTACTGATGATGACGGTTCTTTTTTGCTTAACACAAGTCTTGGTGGGAGGTAATCATGTCTTATAATGGACCTGGAACACCTATGAAAATTGGCGGTGTATCTTCTTGGAGAGGCACTGACCGTACTAACGGCTTTCTTATGCGGAATGCCGACGGACGTATACCAGCTATACAGAACAGCTTTGCTGATCTTGTTATAGATGCATTGTCTCCGTTTGTAGCTGAATCTGCAGTACCCTGGGGAAACGCATTGTTCGTTGACCAGAGTGAAGTAGAAACGAAATCCGGTGTAATGCATACTAACAAGCCAGCCGTAGGCTATCTTGCTGGTGTTCTAAAATTTGACCAGGGAATACAGACTGGTCACCCAGTACAGAATTGGGGCCTTATGGAATTCGGTAAGGGCACTAGAATTGTTAGTGGTCTTATTGGATACAAGCACTCAATGGCTGAAGTAGGACAAGAGACTGAATATCTTGCGTACCTTAAGGGTGACAGAACACAGGATGTAAATACTGTACGTCATACCTATGCTGATTGGATGGCTGCTTTTGCTGAAGCAGACGAAGGTGACAGACTAGCACTGTTCTTTGGAAATGATAGTGGTTTCCCGATATTCTCTATCGTTCCTGCTGGAACTTTACCGGTTCTTGCTGATGCTACGTTTGCAGGGTTTGCTGCTCCGGCATTGTTTGAACCAGAGAATGAGGCAGTGTTTGTTGACCTTAAAACAACCACTTGGCATACTGAACCAGCGGTAACTCCGTAACTATAGAGGGAGAAGTAAGTAATGGGTAACTTGATTAACGCAGCTAAACCCTTTCAGGATTTTATGGGTAAAGCTGAACAGTATTTGACAAATACCTACCCTGATATGATAAATAGCGGTGCAATAAACGCTATTTCAGTAGGCAGGAATAAAGACTCTGCACCTGGTGACCGTGGTGGTTATCGTGTTAGAGGTAACGTATCGACAATGGCATCGGCATTATTTGTTGATCTGCCAAGCCGTATATTGGATGCTGCAAAGATTGCAAACGAAGATGCAAAGCGGAAGACTTTTGAATCCCGTGCATCAGACGCAATACGCCAGCACGCAGTTGCTCAGGTAAATGCTCTTATGGAGCAGGGAGCGGATAGACAGGAAGCACAAGCTCGTGTATCTGACTCTATGTCCAGGTTCGGTTATTTTGACGTTAAGAAGGGCGTTTTTGTAACTGAGCCTATAAAAACCCGTGTAAATGACTCTGTTCTTTCTGGTTTGACAACTCCTTATTGGGATATTTCGCCCATACAGAAAGTGTTCAAGCAGCCATTTGTACGTGGCTATGCAGAAGCACTTGTCTCACAGATAGGCGTACCAAACGTATGGGCTGATCTTATTCAGTTGTTTACTGAATCTTTTGAAGGTTTCCCACGTATATCCAATGTAGGGCGCACCAACACTGAAATGAATACCAGTATTGCGGTAAAAAATCGTACTGGTACTATGCTGAGCGAGATTATCAATCTTGTTATCGACTATGAATCTCCTTCACCAGGAGAATCTATAGTAGGTGGCATGGCTGGTAACTGGCTTACAAATGCAGTAATTGGTGATCGTGATGCCTATGGTAACCTTATGCTTGAGCAGCTTAAGAACATGCTTATCTACTTTGGTAACGCTGAGGCAGGATTTGATGGTCTTGCACAGATAGCTACTAGAGACGGTACGTATGATTACTACCCGGATGATCGTCCTCCGGCAAGTTATTTGTGGGATAATGACGGTGCTGGTGGTGGTTCTGATCCAGTAAATAATACTGTTGGTGCTGATCTTCTTTTGATGTTCAATCACCTTATAGCAGATAAGATGGAAGAGCTTTACTTCTTGCCTGTTGACGTGAAGGTTACTTGTTCTCCAATACTATACAAAGCATTGAAATTCAGTATGCTTTCTAAGGTGTACAACCAGAATTCTCCGCTTACCATAATTGATAATGCATTTGAATCCGGGAACAAGATTGTTGGAACGATGGCAACAAATAGCGGTGATAATCTGTACCGAAAGTTTGAGCTTGTGCCAGATCCAATGCTTAATCCGAACACTCCGTTTAACGATACGGATGAAGACTTGATGTATATAACCTTCCCGACTTTCCAGTCGGCACTTGATCCAAGTGGTTTATCGGATTTGGTAATGTTACCTACACCGATAGACAAGATGATACTTCCGTCTGCACCTGGGTTCAGGGATGGGATTGTGAGAACCAGTATTAAGCGTATTGGTTCTATCCTGGCACCGGTAGAAAAAACTGTCCATGTCATTAGTGGCATGGGTACTAACTCAAGGTATGAACCACCAACTCCTTAATGGAGTAGTATACGGCGCACTATGTTTTATCATAGTGCGCTTTTATAAAGGAAGTAACTAATGAAATTTATACGAAATAATCATTATGCGCTTATCAAGTGTCGTGTGAAAAGTGATAAAGACGGTGTTGATAAGGTATTCGAGTTTTATCCTGAAACAAAGGATAAATACAATGGTCAATACACTCATAACGGTTACACTGAGATAAGTGATACTGAATTGGATTTGCTCAGGCTTCATTCAAAAGTATTTACTCAGTCAGTCGGTAATAAGCGTCTTTTAATTCGTGATGATGTTCCGTCAAATATGAAATCACCTGCACAGATGATAGGCGCGCTTAAAAGGCAGATTGCAGACCTTACACGTGAAAACGAAGAGCTTAAGAAGGTAGTAGCTTCTATTGCTGAAAACGGCAATGAAGCTAATGGTAAGAAGGGTAAAGAAAAAGAACAGAAGGTAAAAGATAGTGCTGATGAAAGCACTAATGAATGACCAAACATAGGGGCAAGTAATGAGCCAGGAAGCAATTTTTGTAAACGATAAACCAGCAAGAATAACACCAGACGATTTTTTAAGATATCATTTACAATCTTTTACTGCACTTGGTGATGCAAGCAGACGTGGTATAATAGAGGAAGCTATAGATACCGTGTATGCGATGTTTACTGGCCTTGAAACACTTTGGAGCTTTAATGATAGACAAACGTGGTATGATAAAACTTTTACTGTGTTTAGGCTTCTTACAGCTTGGTATATAGTCGATCAGTATCCCAGGTATACCAATGGTGTTCCTGGGACTGGTGGGCTTCCGATAAAAAGGAAAAAAATAGGTCCGGTAGATATAACTTTTAACACTGGTACTTTTTTGCAGTATAAAGGTTATATTGATATGCTGCAGCCATTGAGAAGCAATAATTTTGGAAATAAGGCGTACATGATGATAATAGCTGCTGCTAAAAGGGCCAGGATTGGCGTTCAAGCAAAAGTATAAGCGAGGTAATATATGGAAATGGACAAGTTGTTTTTTTCTGTTAAAAAAGCTTTACGTATAGACGGTACAATCTATAGGCCGTCTATATGTTATGAAATGCCTAAATCATTAAGGAAAGTAATTTTTTCCTTGCGTGAAGAAGGAACTGTTACTACATACGATAAACCGGTTATCTTTGTCTCTGGTGTTGCACGTCCTTTGAAGGAAATAAATATTTTGGACACCAAAAAACAAGCTAATAAATTTAGTTTTGCTATTAAACCTACTATCGTAACAACGTACCCAATAGAAAAAAGCATCAATGGTATCAAGGACAACAATGATAAAAAAGACAAAAAAGAGAAGAAAGAAAAAGAAGCCAAGGAATAGAACATGAGTGGTGTGTATGGTGATATGATGTCATTCTTCCCTGAACTTATAGAGCAGTACGACGTATTCTATATGCGCCCAAGTGTTGGTGCCGGTTATGGTAATAGAGTTTTATACAAAACTGTAGACGGCTATCTTGCAAGAGATAGAGGTGGGGATATAGCTGGAATAACAGATCTTATAACAGAAAATCAGAAAGCAAGCTTTTTTGCGTATGCTACAATTCCGGTAGGTGATATAGAGCAAGGATTATTTGTAGAGGATTCAGGCCAAATTTTCAGGTTCACATTTAACAATACATACGCAAACGAAGGTGGTTGTTCTGAGTATAGGTTACAACTTGTATCTGGTAATACAGATAAACAAGTTTCACATGATTACGTAAATTTAGGTGTTGGCGAGTTTCAATGACGGACGAGTGGGATAAAGAAAGGCTACCATACTTTTTGCGTGATAGGTCTTTACTATCTGCAGCTAACAGTAAACCTATGTTTATAGGTAATGCAAGGGTTGCCAGAGAAGACTTGGATTCAATGGTAGGTATATCGTACGGAATAGATAGCATTGTAGATTTTGATTCAGGAGATTATGAAAAAGAAGTAAAAAAAGAAATGAAGAAGGAATATAACTTAAAAGCAAGGTACGATGTTACAAGTGATTCTGAATGGCTAGGTGAGCTAATAGATGACTTACCGTATCAAGTAACGTATTATTTTCCGAGCATAAAAAGAGATAATAAGGTAGGAAAGGGTACTTATGGCAGCAAACAAATGACGTTCAGGGTATTGTACGATTTTTTATGCACTAATTTTAATGGTGGAAGACGATTTATAGATGAATACTTTCTTACTGTATTTGAGCAGAGAATGAAACCTGCATACGATAAAGCTATTTCAGACTTGAAAGCAGAGCTTAGAGAAGAGCTTATAAATAGTGATGGTGGTATACTTGAAAATATATCACAGAGATTATCAAAGAAAAGAAGGAGTAAAAAGCTTTCTGAGTACAATGCCTGGGCCAATCCTAGAATTACGCAGACGTTGAATTCACTTGCAAGAAAGACAAAGAATGATATAATTACGTGTTTACGTACTGGTAAAATAAATCTTGTAAAGGAAACGCTGAGTGCAAGGACTGTACAAAAAAGGATGAAGCTTGGTCTGCCAATACACTCTATTTTTTATGCTACGGGTAGACTTATTAA